CCTTGAAATTCTTTATAAAATTACAATAGATAATCATCTTAATCATCTATACCTGAAACTCTATTTCTGGAAATACCTAAAAACAGCTTCTTAGGTGGTCGTTATGATGTAGATATTTCCCTCTCTGTTTTTTGTCCCTATTGGTGTTGGATGTGTCTGATTATCATTAACGAAAAACACCGCAAAATCAAAGACTTGCGGTGTTTTAGATGTGATTATGATGTGATTTAGATAAACGTCTATTCAGTCCTGAACCACTTCATTACACTTTTGCCGCGATATTTCCGGCCTTCCTTCAACTTTATGGCTCCTTGCGCCTCAAGGTGTCGGCAGGTTGTATCAACCACCTCTTTTGACACTCTAAGACGATTTGCCAGCATGGCAGAGGTCAGCCCGTTATCCACATCAATGAAGTTCAAGAGCCTGGCGGTGAGCGCGTCCTCCGGCTTCTGCTTGGCATTGTCGTTAGCGAAAACAAGCTGCACCTTGAAGTCGATCTCGTCCTTCACAAAGGCAAACGCCCAGCGCACATGCTCAAGCGTTCTGGTGCCACTTGGAATGGCCAGCACAAAGCTGATCTTGGCAATCAACTCATAAGCCCGCCGGATCATGGCAACGCTGGCCTCGCCAGTCTTTTCGCCCATGTGATCGGCGTAATCAATCAGCCAGTCGGCAACAGTATCCAAGGCGGCGTCGGCTTCTGGATCGGTCATAACGTCATTGCGCGATCCGGCGTATTCAACGCGATCCTCGGACCCGTTGTAAATCAAGCCCAGTTTGCCGCCCATCATGATCGGCATATCGGCCTTCCTAAAGACCTTGCGCGGACGCGGGTTGATGTCACGCTCAGATACAATAATGGATCGCCCCACAAAGCCCTGTGTGGCCGTCTCCCCGTCCATCATGCCGTCAAATGTGCTTGGCGTCGTGAAGCCTATGATTGACAGGAATGGCCGCTCAAGACCGTTGTCAATCATCGCCAGCATTCGGCTCGCACGCTCTTCGGCCTGATCGTCTTCATTTTCCAATGCCCGCGATAGCTGCGCTGCGAACTGCTTGCGCAAATCACGGCTGACATCGCCGCCCAGTATCATCCGGCTGTTGGCCTTGGAATAAGCCGACATTATCGTGCCAAACACGCCCTCAAGATATGTCGCCCCGCCGCGTTTCTGCGCTGACCTGACCTTGTTTAGGAATATACCGATCTCGTCGATGCTATAGCAGCTTGCTTGATGCTCAATCAGGTTTCGGATGATTTCCTGCTCTGACTTAATCGTCCCTTGCAACGCGCCCTGAATGCCTGCGGCTATGTGCAGATCGTTAAACGCTTGCATGACTGCTTCCTTGCCGGTGCTGGATGCAGCAACGCAAAAGGCCAAGAGATTGGCGCTGACGCCATCGCGGGCATCATAATTGGACATGCCGCCGATATTGCCAATCGCCGTCATAGCCGCCGCAACGCAAAGCCTGCGTCGAGGATAGCGGCACTGCCCGTCAATCCAGTCTGTCACCTGCCCCACAAAGCCAGGCGGCCTTGTAAGATCCACGTCTGACACGTCAATCGGCAAGGCAAAGTCATCCTCCTCAACATGCGCCGCCTCAAAGTCATCATGCGTTGGGACGGCCATTGCCGCGCCTTCCTCAAAGTCGGCAAAATCGTCAGGCGTCATCTTGGCAAGCGTTTCCTTGCGCTCCTGCTCCTTTTCGGCGGCCTGCTCGTCGTATGACTTGCCGGTGTAGTAATCGCTTAGGTTCCAGATGTTGTTTGTCATTGCTTACCTATCCAATCCCTAAACTTTGAGCGATCTTCTGCATCCATGCGCTTCCACGCCAACGCCGCAAGCCGCTTTGCAGCTTTTCCAGTGATCGGTGATTTTTCCAACTCCATCACAGCCGCTGCGACATAAGCCTCAAGTTCTGCTTGGTGAGCCGAAGACGCCCACAGCTTTGCATCGTCCCGCACGCGCTCTTGCATCAACGGCACGTCAGGCGATCCAGCGCCGTGATATTCCAGCCAATGCGTCACCGTTGCAATCGTCAAGTCACGATCCAGACCAGCGCATGATGATAAGGCCCGCCAAAGATGCTCAACGCGTTGTTCGTCAGTCATTGCGCAGCCCCATCAAAAAAGTAGACAGGCGCAAAATTGCGTCGTGACTTGGCCGTGTAGCAAGCCCGTTCTTGATGCGCATAAGCGTGTTGCGATCCACGTCTGTTTTTTCAGAAACCCGAGACAACACCATATATTGTAGGTGCCGCTTTATTTCGTCCAGATTTAGCATTTTGCCTAAACTCCATCAAATTTGCATAAAAACATATTGCACAATGCCTAAACTTGTGCAAGTTTGCTTTTAGCAGGGTTTGGAGGGCGTCCCTGCCGCCCGAGGCCAATGGCCACAAAACAAGGATATGATATGTCTATCATGGAAACAGCTTCCGTGCCTGAAATGGGCGCGCAAGTTATCACGATCTGCGGTGACGCAGGTCTCGGCAAGTCATCGCTTGCCGCAACTTTTCCCAAGCCGATATTTGTTCGCTGTGAAGATGGCGTCGCTCGCGTGCCAGAAGCGTTCCGGCCTGCGGCTTTGCCTGTTGTGCGCAACGAAGATCAGCTTTGGGAGCAACTCAAGGCGCTGGTGCATGAAGAACACGATTACAAAACATGCGTGATTGATACCGTATCAGCGGCGGATCGGATGTTCGTGCAGTCAATCCTAAAGCAAGACGGAAAGGCGAGATCTTTACCGCAAGCCCTTGGTGGATACGGCGCTGGGTTTTCGGCTCTTGCCGCGCGTCACCAGCATGTTCGCAACGCGGCGGAAATGATGCGCATCAAGCGCGGCATGAACGTCGTGTTTCTCGCCCATACTGAGGTTGGCACAATGCGCCTGCCCGATATGGATGACTTCAGCCGTTACAGCTTGCGTATGACGCATGACAAGAGCCTGCCGCCGTATCTGGATGACGTGGATGCGGTTGGATTTATGCGCCAGCGGATTGTTTTGCGCGGCGATGATGGCGATCGCAAGAAAGCCGTGTCTGACGATACCCGCGAATTGGTGATGCATGTCACGGCGGCCAACGTGTCGAAAAACGCTTACGGCATCACAGAACCCATCGAAGTGAAACTCGGCGAAAACCCCATCGCTGAATATGTGAAAGGATAAGCAAATGTCATTTTGGGATTTATCTGACGGCGGAGCCGCAAACGAAAACGTAGAAAAGGAATACGAAGTTCCTGGCGGCAACATGGAGCCTATTCCGAACAATTCGGATGTGCTGGCTTACATAAAGGCCGTGAAATGGGCGAGCAAGAAAGACGCTTCTGAACGCTTTATTGAAATTCAGTGGCAAGTGGAAAAGCCCGAAACCGTTGCAAACCGCGTCGTGTTTCAAAAGCTGTGGGTTGCCGATCTGGACCCAACTGCCAAGAGCGAGGAAAAGGCGCGTCAAAAGCGCGACAAGGCCCGCAAGATGCTTGCCACGATTGATGCCAACGCAAAGGGCAGATTGATGCAGTCAAGCGACATGCCGACCGATGATAGCTTGTCTCTGGCGCTTGTGGATGCACGCATGGTGGTCAAGGCTATGGAGTGGTCTATCAACGATGCCGCAACGGGCGAAACCATTAAGGGCAACTGGATCAGTGCAGTGAAGCCGAAGGAAAGCGAAACCAGCATTGGTGAGGCGCTTAAAACCAAACCATCAACGGGCGGCCAAACAACGCCTGGCGGCGCATCTGGCGGTGGGTTTGGAATAGACGACGACATTCCGTTTGCCCCGGAGTGGCGCGTATAATGGAACAACGCACCCCAGAATGGTATGCGGCCCGCAAGGGTCGCATCACCGCCATCCTTGTGGGCGGCCTGCTTGATTGCGCCCCCTACATGAGCAAAGACGCCGCGTTCCGCGCTTTGGTTCGGTCCTGCCACGGACTGCCCGACGAGTTCAAAGGCAACATTGCCACGGACTATGGCAGGAATAACGAGGACTTGGCCCGATCCGCATATGAGATGGAAACAGGCAACACAGTGCAGCCAGCCGGGTTTGTCACTTGGGATAACTGGCTTGGCGCATCGCCAGATGGATATGTTGCAAATGATGGGCTTGTTGAAATCAAGTGTCCGTTTGGCAAGCGCAAGGATGAAAGCCCTGAGTTCGCCAGCATTGACGATCAGCCGCATTACTATGCCCAGATGCAAATTCAGATGTTTGTGACTGGCGCAAATTGGTGTGATTTTTGGCAATGGTCGCCCTCTGGTCATAAGCTGGAACGCGTTGAATATGACAAAGGGTGGATTGACGAAAACCTGCCAACGCTCTTGGCGATCTGGCAGGACGCTCAAGCTGTTGATCCCGCTGATTATGATGGCGAAGTGCGCAAGGTCATTGATACGCCGGAAGCTGAAAAGCTGATTTCGGAATACGATGAACTGCGTGACGCGATCGACAATGCCACAGCCCGCCGCAAGGATATTGTGGATCGTCTTGTGCAAATGGCAGGCGGCAAAAATGCTAAGGTTGCGGGTCGGAACCTGACGCTGGTCAAGCGGGCTGGTGCGGTGTCTTATGCAAAGGCGTTGAAGGCGATTGCGCCGGATGCTGACCTTGAACCTTATCGCGGGAAACCCTCTGAAAGCTGGCAGGTAAAATGACCATTATTAAAGAAGAACGCATCGGCGGGCAAAGGCTGATTTTGGGCGACTGCCTTGAGGTGATGCCGTTGCTGGGGAAGGTGGACGCCGTGGTGACAGACCCGCCGTATGGGATTGGCATAACTAAGAGCAACAGGCTTGCAACTTCGCGCGGGCTTGGTGGTAAGTCTTGGGATGATAAGCCTGC